ATTGTCTTGTGATTCTTCAGAAGGTTCAGTTGGAGTTGGCTCTGGTTCAGGAGTTGGCTCTGGATCTGTATCCGTTGGCTGAGGTGAAGGCTCTGGTTCTGGCTCTTGAGAAGTCTCAGGCTCAGGACTTGGCTCTGGCTTCTCCTCATCTGTGGTTTCAGGCGTTGGCTCTGGAGTGGGATCGACTGGTTCTGTTTGCTCAGGAGATGGCTCAGGAGAAGGCTCAGGACTTGGCTCTGGAGTAACTTCTTCTGTTGGCTCTGCACTTGGTGTTGGTTCTGGATTTGGCTGATTAGCAGCGGCAGCTGCGGCTTGAGCTAATGCTGTAGCAATTTCTCTGGCCTTTTGCTCTTCATAATAACTCCAAGCATTATCTATAGCATCATTTAAATCTATAATTGATTGATCATATGCATATATAGAATTATTTTTTGAAGTTAAAGAATTAGATGTATTTGTGACTGCATCATTGTATTCAGTTGTTTTAGTTGTTAGTGTTTGATTATAAATAGTTAAAGTTGAATTAGCAGAATTATAAACTGAAACTTTGTCATTACGTACTTCTAATTTAGTATTATATTCTTGTTGTGCTGCTGCCTGCGCTTCTTGTGCATCAGCTAAATCATCTAACTGTTGCTGAGTAGGGGCAGATCCAGAAGAAAATGTATTAAGATTGCAGCTGAAACCCACTCCCCATCCCCCAGTATAATCGCAGCCTGCTCCAGTCCATCCTCCAGGAATTGCCCATCCAAGATGATAAGATCCTGGGCCGCCTCCGTTATACCACCATATTTCTACATTTAAAGTTTTGTCTTCGCTAACATCATATATTGGAGAAAATTCACTCCATCTAGCTCCCTGCTCTACCCAATTATCGACTGCAAGATTTCCGTCCACATACATTCTAAAGCCATCATCTGTATACCCTGCAAAATAAGTAGAGGTCCAATGTGAGGGAACAGTAATAACACCAGTAAATTTAACTATAATATTTTCGTATCTTCCACAAACTGGTAATTGCATAGAACTTGAATTCCAAACCCCAGAACATATGACAGAACCAGTTATTGCTGTATTTCCATTTCTTAGTAGGTTATAGACAGTATATTGAAGTCCTGCTCCTCCAGCATTATTTACCGCTGACTGAGATGTTTGAAGATTTGAATTAGCTGTTGTTAAATTTATTGTTGCTACATCTAGCTCGTCCTGAGCATTATTTTTATTTGTTAAAGCTGTATCTAATGTTATTGTTTGTTCATCTACTGCCAATTGAGCTAAGTTTTTTTCTTCTAAAGCTGTTGTTTCTGCTGCCACCGCATTATCATATGCATTAAATGCATTATCTTTTTGTTGTTTTAAATCTACAGCTTCATCATATTGTTCTTCAGCCTGTTCAATTAGATGTATAAATTCATCTTTGTAATTTAAATCATTTACGCTATTGTTTAAATCTTGTATCTCTTGGGCAGCCAAACTTAATGGGTCATCGCTGTAGGCAGGCGTTAAAAATAACCAACCAAAGCCCAAAATGGTGGCTAATGACAATCTCCATAACCTAGTACCAGTCAACTATAACTCCTTATTACAACTTTTGTAACAAGTTAATTATAACATTGAACTATTTAGCGTTATCTGTCTTATAGAAGCCTGTGCCTTTGAACTGAATGCCAAATGTTCCGAATTGCTTAACCATTGCAGCACCACACTTATCACAAAGCTCAGTCATTGATGAATCACTAATAGGCTTGTTTACCTCTTTTTTGTGATCGCAAATAACACATTTGTAATCGTAACTTGGCATTCTATCTCCTTAAATTATTGTGAGCAGTTTATGAAGGACATGCTCAGGTCCTATCCTAAGGCGTAACTATTAGCCCGTGCCCCATCCGAATGGGACAGTATTATTATACCTTATTTAATTTTGATTGTCTTTGGCTTTTTTTCTTCTGGCACGATACGATCCACATCAATGTGCAACATGCCGTTAGCCATTTCAGCACCAGTTACTTCCATATATTCTCCAAGCGCAAATGTGCGTGTGAATTTACGAGTTGCAATGCCTTTGTGAAGAACTTCTCCAGACTCATCTTCTGATTTTACTTCACCCTTAACAATAAGAGTTCCGTTGTCAACAGAAACGTCAACATCCTTACGATCAAATCCAGCCACAGCTAAAGATACACGATATGTGTCTTCGTCTACCTTAACGATATTATATGGCGGAAAAGACTGAGAGACTGCCTCTCTGTGTATATTGTTTAGTCTTTCTACTTCACGATTGAAGCCAATAAAAAATGGATCTCTGAAAAGATCCATAGCAAATGTTGTTACCATTTTATTCCTCCTTTAAGCGAATAAATTAATATATGGGCCCCGTTAGGCGACCCATATATATTATATCAAATTGAACTTTACTTTTCAACATCCGCCTGCGACCTTGGCAGGAATTGAACCTGCGACCAATAGCTTAGAAGGCTACTGCTCTGTCCGCTGAGCTACAAGGCCAATTAATAAATTTTCTTTTTCTTGTCTTTCATCTTTTTAGCATCTGCTTCTGATGCATAGAGAGCCCTCATTTGAGCCTTTGCTGATGATTCACCTTTATGGCATCCCACAAGCTCATTTGATCCCTGCTTTACTACAGCATATCCTTTGCATCCCGCAAAGTTTTGTTTAATTTCCCAAGGCATATTTTCTCCTAATTGTTTGGGGTCTCATCTAAATCCATTTCGATCAGACCTAATTGTTTTGCTAGCTTTTGTCCTTCTGGACTAACATGAAGGGTTGCTTGAAGGTTTTCATCATACTCAACTTCCATTAATCCCGCTTCATACAATTTCATGAGAGAGTCATCCACATATCTTATATGGGCTTCCCATAATTCTGGGGCAACATCTTTTGCCTTTTCGTGAATTGCAAATATCATTTCTCCACTTTCATCTACGCCCTCAAGAGTGATTGCGCCTATTTCCATGTAGTATTGAAGCTGCATGTCCTCGTCTCTTTCTTCGTCCATATTATTATTATACTCTCTTTTGTGTGGCGTGTAGGGCTCGAACCTACGACGACCAAATTATGAGTTTGGGGCTCTAACCAACTGAGCTAACGCCACATAGCCCTATTGTATTGTCCCGTCCTCATTTTTGTCAATAGTAGTCTCTACTATCTGCTGAACGTATTCAGAAAAATGCTTTCTTACGCTACCAGCAGGTCTTGAGCCAAGAGACTTCCAAAGCCTTTTATATTCAACTACATTAGCAAATGTAGTTGGACATAACACATATCCAGAATACTCTTTTAGAGTAGTCGGCAATGGTACATGCTTTCCACAACATTTACATTCTTTAGCTTTATTTTGATATATGCTCATAATATTTCCATTCCGTCTAGTACATCAGATAATCTTGTAGGCATTTTAGGTGGCCTTATTACATTTAACCTTGTCTCTTCATCATCTCTTGATGGCTTACGCATCAAAGAATCATAAGTGTGCACATCTATCTCTTGATTATTTTCAAATCTAGTTCTACTAATAGCATTAAAAATAGATCCACATACAGCGTCCGCCAAATCTTTAGAGCCTTTTCTTGGGTGATCTACTTTGTCACGCATAATTTTTAATTGCAATAGTTCATCTATAAGTAATTTAATATGTGGTCCATGCAGTCTGTCTTCTGACACAACCATAGCCATATCGTCATAATGCTTCTTGGCTACAGATAATGTTTCTGTATTTATTCCGTATTGTTTTAGTTGCTGCATCATATCGTGAGAGTTCCATCGGTCAAATGTACATACTCTTATCTTAAAACCAAGAGTTCTAAGAGACAATATGTAATCTTTTACCTCCGTAAAGTCTACAGATTTATCTGCAGTTGGAGTCCAATATCTAACAGCATCTACTTCTACAATTGGCGCAGGCTGGGAGTATGTGTCGGTTACTCTTACATTTACCCACTTTTGAACATGGGCCATAGAAACAGCACAATGATCATGCTTTTGCGCTAAGTCTACATGTATAAAGTATTCCTTATCAGGGTCTGGTGCAAACCAATTTTCAAATCTTCCAAAGCCATCTACAGCTAAAGCCATATTGCTAAATGCCCGCTCAATCTTTTCTCTTGACTTAAAGAAGGCGTCAACTGCTTCCGATGGCATACATGCAAATCTTCCAAGAGCATCTGGCATATTCCTATAGAAGTCTACTTTAAAATCTTCAATCTTTTTTGTTGGGTTAATTTCCCATGTTGGTCTCTTCAATGCAAAAACTCTAGGGACATTGTATGAGATTATATTGTCTTCTTCCCATTGAACAGTTACTTCGTTTCCTTCTGTTCCGTCTGGTAGATCTTCGTCCATCTTAAGCGTTTTAGTTCTTAGAATAACTTCTTTTTCTGCTATGACTCCCTCATAAAACTTTTGAATTGGATCATTTTTAAATCGAGGGAAAGAAAGCAAGATTACCTTACCAAAGTCTGGGAAACGAGATACGACTGAAGCACGGTACATATCATAGATAGCGTCAGCTGTTTTAGCTTGATCGTGACCAGTTGTATTTTCTGTAGCAAATCCTGAAATTTCATCTAGTACTACTAAGATTACGTTATAACCTTCCCAAGCTTCACGTTCTGAGTGGCCTGAGTGTACTGTAATAGCTTTATTGAATTTCATTTCTGAAGCTTTGGCTTCGTATTTTCCTATGAACCATGGGCTTCTATCAATACGTGTTTTAAATCCTTTAAAGAAAACATTGTTAGCTTGCTGTGCGTTAATAGCAATATTAAGAATGTCTATTGAATCTCCAGGAGGTTTGCCATAATATGTAGCAGGGTCTTTAAGGCACAATAGTAAATAAACTATATATGACACCGATATCGTCGAACAGTAATCCTTACCGCTACCTTTACCTAGCTGTGCGATTACTTCGTTACATGTTTGCTTGTAGCGACGTCTACCTTCTTCTTCTCCAAATAATTTGATAAGAGTGGATTCTTTATAGATTTGTGAGCTTTTTTCAATGAGCGTATATTGGTACTCCGAAAGATGGGGTAATCCGAGGTAGTCTTGGCTTGTAACAAATGTTCTAAGATCGACTGGTCTTTCATCAAATTCCTCCCCATCTAGGATATCAATGAGATCATTAAAATTAAGATCCACTAGCTTCCTCTGCATCAATTACAACTGGCTCTACTACTCCAGTTATTTGCGACAATCGCTTTGCAACTTCCATTTTACACTTAGGGCAGCTAGCAGTTACTTCTTTAAGAATCTTGACTAAGACTTCTTGCTTCCGCTCAGTTTCCGCTATTTGTGTAGCAAGCTCAGCATTATCGAGTAGACCGACTTCTTGCAACATACCAATTCTTTTACCTTCAATATCTGCAATAAGTTTTAGGGCAGTTGCTTTTACATTTAATTGTCCAGCTTGGTCCGCATCTTCTACAGTTTTCCAAGCTTCTTTAATGAGCATAGCGTAATGCTGGTCTGCTCCAGAGATGGCTTCTTTTGCCCTGTCACGGGATCCAGAATCGTTTCTAACGACTTGCTTCCACTCATCTATGTATTCTAATACTTCTGCACGTTTAAACCCCGTGACGGTAGCAATCTGGGTGGGGTTATTACCCTTGAGTAATTCCTCTACCACCTTATTCATGCGATCAAAATGATCAGCTAATTCAATGTCCATATATATACATTATAATCTTAGTTGACTAAAAAATCAACTAGATTTTTGCTTGGCAATCTTTAATAGGACTAAATAACCAATTAAATCATCAATATCATTATCGCCTGGGTAATCTGTGCCCTTCATTAATCTATTTAATTTGTCATCGATTCTTACATGGAGTTGCTCTCTTGGTCCCGCCTTTGAAAATATACGCACAGGATCTAGGGCTGAATTGCCGTAGGCAATATTCTTTTTGACCAACATATGTGCAATTTCATGGCAGGTTTCTAAAATTTCTTTGCCTGCTTCTGTACCTACTGTAAGTAGATACAAGTCTTCACATTTAAATTGAGGTGAATCTGGAAATACTGGTTCTAACATATCCGCTCCTATTGAACTTGTGATTCATATCTTAAATCTATACTGAGTGGGTTCTCAATATATGGTGGGAGGGTATAAACATTAAATATACCCTGATGCCCTTTCCTAAAAATAAACCAATCTGTTGGATGATCAA